GCTCACGCTCACCAGCTTCCGGAGCCGATCGCGAATTTCCAGATCAATGGGGTGCGCCGCCATCCGGAACCGATCGTAGGACGATCGTGCGCGCCGCGCGTGCCTCTTTTCCATTTGGATATTTTATTCCATTGCGCGGCCTTCCAAGAAGAAATAATAATCGGCGATCATGAGCAGGATTCCGCAGACCCTTCGCGTCCTCCGCGCCGCCCGTGACCTTACGCAACACGGCTTAGCCGAGCGAGCCGGGCTGACGCAAACCCGCTTTTGGCAGATTGAACACGGCAGCGGCGCGCCCCTCCGGACGCACGAGCGCGAGCAGATCGCCCGCGTGCTCGAGGTCAAGCCGTCGGCGATTGCGTGGCCGCTGATGACGCCGACCGCGCTGCAGACGGAACGCGCGCAGCGGGAGAAAACCCGCCGCGCGCGGGGGGCGGCGATCGCCCACGAGGCGGAGCCCGCATGACCCCCGTCGAGGCGGTCGTCGACTCGGCCTGTTCCGCGGCGCTCGCGCGCGCCAAGGCCGGGGAATTGCTCGAGCCGCTCGACCTGATGGCGATTTTTCACCTCAGACCGTCGCGCTTCTACGAGCTGAAGAAGCGCGGCGAGTTCGATCGGTTCCTCGTCGACCGCCCGATCAGTCGCGCGGCGTACTCGGGTCTGCGCGTGTATCGCTATGTGACCGCCGACGACGATCAGCCGGCCTTCGGCCGCAGGCGAGGCGTCCAGTGATGCCGACGAGCTCGAACTACCTCTGTGGGTGCGGCCGGTTCCTGCGCGTCAAGCAGAACAGCGTCACCGTCGAAGAGCAGCTCGAGGACGGCTCGCCGTACAAGCTCTGGGACGCGGATCTGCTCGAGTGCGTCGAGTGCGGCGTCGAGATCATCGCCGGCTTTGGCGCGGCGCCGATCGCCGAACACTACCAGCCGACGTACGCCGACCAGCGGGCCCGCCTGGCGCCGATCTATCCCGGCCGTTGCCGGCCCGAGCCGGAGGTCGCGTGATCTTCGTCGTCGCCGTCGCCACGCTCGTCGCCGTCGTGCTCGTCGGCGGCGTGGCCTGGCTGATGGTGCAGGATGCGAAAGCCGACGATCGCGTCTCGATGGCGTGGCGGGATGAGCACTCGCGCGACGGGAGGCACGATGGCTGACGACACCCTGACGCCCGAGTCCGCAGCCTGCGAGCTGTGCGGCGACGCCGACGGCGCGCTCTTCCTGCACGCGCGCTGTCACCCGTCCGCGCCGCTGCGCGCCCGCAAGGAGGGCGACGTGCTGATCCTGTCGTGCTATCTGCCGACGTGCGGGCGGGAAGTCGCACGCCTGCACCTGGCGGGGGAGGGGGAATAACGATGGCTGAGACCCCTGAGAGGGCTGATAGGGCTGATAGGGTTGAGACCCCTGAGCGGCCCGAGACCCCGACGACCGCCCTGCAGCCGGCCGCGCCGGCGTCGAAGACGCCCGCGCGCATCGGCGTCGCGCCGACCACGCTTGACGAAGGCTGGCGCCTGGCCCAGATGATGGCGAAATCGGATCTCGTCCCGAAAGCCTTCCGCGGCCACCCGGAGGACGTGCTCGTCGCGATTCAACTCGGCACCGAGATCGGCTTCGCGCCGATGCAGGCGCTCCAGAGCGTGGCCGTGATCAACGGCCGGCCGTCGGTGTGGGGCGACGGGTTCCTCGCGCTGATCATGGGCTCGGCGCTCTACCGCGACCACGACGAGTACTACGAGGTCGACGGCCAGCGCGTCGAGGGCCTCACCGCCGACACGCTGAAGAAGGACACCACCGCTGCGGTCTGCACGTTCTACCGGCGCGGCAAGCCGGAGCCGGTCACGCGCCGCTTCACGGTGGGGCAAGCGAAGAAGGCGCTCCTCCTCGACAAGCGCGACACGCCGTGGATCACCTACCCGGATCGGATGCTGCTGATGCGGGCGCGCTCCTGGGCGGGCCGCGATTGCTTTCCTGACCTGCTGCGCGGGATTCGCACCGCCGAAGAAGCCCTCGACGAACGCGAGGTGCTCGACGCGCCCCTCGTGCGCGAGGTCAAGCGCGTGTCGGAAACTTCCTTAGCTAAGGATCTACCGGCACGGGAAGTCGAGCCGCCCCCTGCGGTTGCCGAGCGCGTCGACGAGACGACCGGCGAGATCCTGCCGCCGCTCACCGCGGCCGACATCCCCTTCGGTGGCCGATGATCGTCTCGCACTATTGCGACTGGGACGCGCCCGGCCAACGCCTCGTGCGCGCGCTCTGCGGCCTCCTCATCCGCCGCCACGAACACGCGAACGCGCCGACGTGCCCCACGTGCGCGAAGCTGCTCGCCGCGCGCGAGGCCGAGGTCGGGCCATGAGACATCAGACGCGCGACGAATTCGAGCAGTTCTTACAGCGCAACATCACCGGCCAGTACGGCGGCGCCCCGATGATCTTCGTCTCGCCGCCGTGGACGATCGTGCCGTGTGCGTGCGGCGACATTAACTGCCGCGGGTGGCGGGTTGTGACGAAGATTACGGCGGCCTGCCCCACGTGCGGGCACCCGGTGCCGGCGGCGAGCGGGAGCGTCCCGGCATGAGCCTGACCTTCTTCGCGGCCGATCACACCTACGAGCTCGACGGCGCGCGCGTGCCGTCCGTCACGGGCGTGCTGCACCGTGCGGGCCTGATCGATTTCTCGCACGTCCCGCCGTCCATCCTCGCCACGGCCCTCGAGCGCGGGCGCGTCGTCCACCAGGCGATCCACTTCTGGAACGAGCGCGACCTCGACGTCGCCGACTTCGACCGCGCCTTCCCCGAGTGCGCGCCGTATCTGCACGGCTGGATCACGTTCACCGAGCAACGCCGCTTCGTGCCGGTGCTCAACGAGTGCCGCGTCGCCTCGCGCCGCCATCGCGTCGCGGGCACCCTCGACTGCCTCGGGCTGCTCGACGGCTCCGCGGTGCTGCTCGACTTCAAGACGGGCCGCCCGGAGGACGTCGCCGCCGATCTCCAGACCGCCGCCTATCACGCCCTGGCGGTCGAGTGGGCCGAGGAGGACGACGCCCTGGCGCGGTTCCTGGGGACGCATCCCGTGGTGCGGCGGTTTGCGGTGCAGCTGCGCAAGGACGCGACGTTTCGCGTCGAGGCCTACGCCGACCCGCGCGATTTTCGGGATTTTCTCACGCTCGTCGCCGCGCAACAGATCGTCGCGCGCCGCGGGCGATCGGAGGTGGCCGCATGACCGCCGTCGTCGACTTCAATCAGCCCGGCACCGTGCAGGCGGTCGGCGGTGAGCTCGCGGCCGATACCTCCGCGCTCGTCGCGCGCGTCGGCGCGGTGCAGGTCGGCGACCGCGCCTCGCTCGAGCAAGCCGTCCTCGACCGGCAGGCCATCGGCGAGTCGGTCAAGCGCGTGCAGGCGTTCTTCGAACCGTTCAAATCGAGCGCCTACAAGCTGCATCGGATGCTCTGCGACCGCGAGAACGAGATCCTCGGCCCGCTGCTGCGGCTCGACCAGGCGATGCGCAACGGCATCTCGGCGTTCAAGGCCGCGGAGGACCGTGCGCGCCAGCAGCGCGAACGCGAGGAGAGTGAGCGCCGCCGCCGCGAGGATGAGGACCGCGCGGCCCTCGAAGCGGCCGCGCTCGAAGCCGCCGGCGATCACGCGCTCGCGGCGGCCGTTGTGGAGGAGGCGCTCGCCGCACCCGCGCCGGTCGTGGTGCTGCCGGACACGACGAAGGGCGTCGACGGCTTGAAGTTCACGCGGCGCTGGTTGTGGCGCCCGACCAACGCGGCCCTCGTGCCGCGAGAGTTTCTGTGTCTCGACGAGAAAAAAATCGGCGCCTACGTGCGCGCGATGAAGGGGAGCGGGGCGATCCCCGGTCTCGAGATCTACTGCGTGGACGACCCGGTACGGTGAGGGCATGACACGGATGACCGGCCTCTATTGGTGGATCGATCGCTGGCGCACGAGCACCGCGTTTCGCGAGATGACGCTCGAGGAGCAGGGCGCCTATCGCAACCTGCTCGACGAGGCGAGTCTGTGCGGCGGCGCGTTGCCGGATGACGAGCGCATTCTGGCGCGGGCGTGCGGCGACGCGACCCGCTGGCCGGCGGTGCGCGAGCGCGTGCTCGCGAAGTTCACGCGCACGGCGACGGGCTGGCACAACGAGACGCTCGACGCCGTGCTCCGTGAATCGCGCGTCCGGGCGAAACGCCAGCGGCGCTATCGGACCGGCAAGGGGAACGGGAAGGAGCACACGGCGCGTCACTGAGGGCATAACGGCGACCGTAACGGCGGGCATAACGACTGGCGTAACGGCGACCGTAACGGCGACCGTCACGACACGCGTCACGGAGGGCGTCACGCGATGCATAACGGCGACCGTAACGGCGGGCATAACGACTGGCGTAACGACCACCGTAACGAGAGGGCACCTCTGGATCTGGATCAAGAACGTACGTACGAAAAACAAGAACAGGGCGGCGCCCGTAGGGCGAGCCGCCCTAGTTCGTGGATGGGCCTGTGGTACTTCGTATGACTGAGGCCGATTTCGGCACCTTCGATCGCGCCTTTCGGCGCGTCTGCGGTGCCTTCCGGCTACGGGTCAAAGCGACGGCGGTGGAGGAGTTGAGCCGCACCTATTTCCGCATTCTGGAGCACGCGCCGCTGGACGAAGTCCTGACGGCGGGGAAGGCCTGCGTGGCGTCGTGCCGCACGTTTCCGAAGCCCGCCGAGTGGCTGCAGGCGCTGCCGGTGCCGCCCGCCGCGGCGGCGCACGCCGACACGCGCGTGATGGCGACCACCGAGCGCGAGGACTATGCGCGCGCGGAAGCGCTGCGCTACGAGGACGCGCCCTGCGGCTGCTTGCTCTGCCAGGAGGCGGACGTCACCCACCGCCCGCTGCGCTTCGTGCCCGACGAGATCCTCGGCGTGCTCGACAAAGCGATCGATACCGTGCGCAACCGCGTCGTCGTGACCGGGCATTGGGCGCACGGCGCCGAGCTCGGCCGCTGGTACGCCGCGCGGGATGCGTTCTACGCGAGCGCGCCGCGGCACACGCGACTGGCGCGCGCGCTGTTGGTGCTGGTGAGTCGTGAACCGGGCGAGGACGGCTGATGAAGATCTATCAGGACTCCCGGAACCTCAGCGCGTGCCGATCGTGCGGCGCGCCGATCGAGTGGGCCGAGACGGCGAAAGGCAAACGGATGCCGTTCAACCCGCCAATCGTCACCGTGCCGGCGCTGATGCCGGTGATCGTCGACGGCCGCGTCGTCGAGGACATCGACCCGGCGACCGTCTCGCATTTCGCGACGTGCCCCGACGCGCAGGACTGGCGGCGTCGCTGATGCTGCGCTTCACGGTCTACGGCGAGGCGCAACCGCAGGGCAGCGCGAAGGCGTTCATCCCGAAAGGCTGGGCGCGGCCGGTCATCACCAGCGACAACCGATCGCTCCGATCGTGGCGACAGCTCGTCGCCGACGGCGCCAACCAGGCGCTCGGGGCGTTGTCGCCAGTCGAGCGCGCGCTGCTCGTCGAGGGCGTGCGCCTGTCGATCGCGTTCTACCTGCCGCGGCCCAAAAGTCTGCCGAAGCGCGCGACGGCGCACACAAAGAAACCCGACCTCGACAAGCTGGTGCGCAGCTGCTGCGACTCGCTGACTGCAATTGTGTTTCGCGACGACAGCCAGGTCTGCGAGCTCGTGGCGGTGAAGCACTACGCGGCCGACCAGCAGCCGCCGCGCGTGGACATCTGCGTCGAGCCGACGGCGGGGACGGTGCCGCTCGTGCGCGATCAACCGTTGTTCGCGGGGATGCGGTGAGGGCGTGGGCTCGTACCGGGACGGCATCGGGGTGCGTCGGTGCGCGGCGTGTTGGCAGCCGTGGCCGTGTAGCTGTGTGAAAGGGGAGGCGATGGCGAAGAAGGTGACGAAGGCGAAGCGCGTCAACGGACGGGTCAACACGTTCAAAGCCAACGGCGGCATCGCGGAATCGCGCGAGGTCGCGCCGCCGCGTCGCGGCCGCGGCCGTCCGCGCCAGCCGGATCTGCCGGGCACCGACGATCGCCGCCTGCAACCGCTCGACGATCTCGCCGCCGCCTACGCGGACGTGCGCGACCGGCGCATCGACCTGACCCGCGAAGAGGGCGAGCTGAAGGCCCGCGCGATCGCGCTGATGCACCAGTTCCAGAAAACGATCTACAAGCACGACGGGATCGAGATCCGCCTGGTCGCGGGCACCGAGGACGTCAAAGTGAAGGTCAAGGGCCGGCAGGCGACGGACCACGAGGCCGACGAGGCCGTCGAGATCGCCGAGGCGCAGCCGTGACGCCGTACGAGCCGCCCAACGGCATAGCGGATCTGGTCTGGCTGCTGCAGCACTGTACGCCCGACGAGGCGGCCCGCGTGCTCGCGCTCACGTTCCGCGACTGCGCGGCTGCGGCTCTGCTGCAGGACGTCCGCCTGCACGTCGCCGCGCCCACGCTCCTCGCCGCGTGCAAAGCGGCGCTCGCGACTGCCGAGACCGGCCGCGCGCTCGACTGGCCCGCGCTGACCGCCGCGGTCGCGCAGGCCGAGCCGACCGAACGCCCCGACGCGATGGTGCCCGTATGAGTCGGCGCCGCTCGCCCGTGTGCTGTCCCGATCTCGTCAAGGACGAGGCGATCGTCGTGCCGCGCGGCGAGACGACGTACACGCTCGATTTCGACGACGCGACGATCGAACTGCTCGCCGCCGGCATCTGCCCGGCTGACGTGGCGCGCCGGGCGTGGGAGTGCCTCGGCTGGAAACGCGAACACTACCGCAACGAGGCGCGGGCCGTGAGTCTGCCGCAATGAGTGACGCGACCCGCTACCCGCTCGCCTGGCCGCGCGGCTGGATTCGGACGAAGGCCCGGCGCGCGGCGATGTTCTCGCGGAACCCGCAACGGCAGACCGGCGACGGCACGCGCTACCGCGTGCGCTCGGCGCTCAGTGTCGGCGACGGCCTCGAGCGTCTGGCCGGCGAGCTCCGGCGCCTCGGCGCGCGACGGATCGTGATCTCGAGCAACTTACGGACGAACCTCGACGGCACGATCACGGCGAAGCAGGCGAAGCAGCTCGACGATCCCGGCGTCGCCGTGTATTTCCACTTGCACGACGCGCCGCGCGTGCTCGCGTGCGACCGTTGGACGAGTGCCGCGGACAACATGGCGGCGATCGCCGCGCACATCGAAGCGATCCGCGCCCAGGACCGCTACGGCGTCGGCACGCTCGATCAAGCCTTCGCGGGCTATGCGGCGCTCCCGCCCGTCGGCGGCAGTCAGGGCGGCGACTGGCGCGCGGAGCTCGGCCTCGGGCCCGACGCGCGCGATCTCACGCTGACCGCCGTCGAGGATCAGTACCGGCGCCTCGTGCTCGAGCGGCACCCGGACCGCGGCGGCTCGCATGACGCGATCGTGCGGCTCAACCTCGCGCGCGACGCGGCACGCGCCTTTTTCAAGGACGCGACACCATGACCGACACCGCCGACGCCGACGATCTGCTCGCGATCGGCGCGCTCACGTTCGACGATCGCGCGGACCTGGCAGCGATTGCGCGCAGCGAAGATCCCGCCGAGATCGCCGCGCTGATCCACGCCTACTATCACGACCTCGACCGCGCCGAGCGCACCCCGCGCGGCCTGCTGTACATCCATCTCGGTCTGCTCACCGGCCACCTCGATCGTCTCGCCCGGCGCGGGTCGCGCGCGCGCAATGGCGATCAGCCATGACCCCCCACACCCTCAGACTGGAGACGCACTGATGACGCTCTATCTCGTCCTGTTCCACGTCCAAGACGCCGCCGGGCGCCCGATCGCCGGCGCGTCGGTGTCTGCCGCGAGCCCCGCCGGCGCCTGGAGCTCGTCGACGAACCCGTGCGGCGACGTGATCGATCCCGGTTCGGGGATCGCCGGTGTCATGTTGTCGGCGGGCGACTACGTGCTGACGTTCAGCAAAGCCGGCTACGAGACGCGATCGCTCGACGTGCACATCGCCACCGAAGGCCCGCCGATTCGCGTCGGTCTGGAGCGCGGCTCGTCGACGGTGCCCGGTCGTCCAGATGGGACGCTGCCGCCGGTCCCGACGCGCGCCCAGGTGTGCGCGGTACAACACTCGCTCGCGGGCCTGACGTACGAGACGCAGGCGCACGGCGCGATTCCCGCGTGGTTCTACGGGGCGCTCGACAACGACGACCGCGCCCGCGCTCGCGACGCGCACCGCGCAGCCGGTGACACCCACGTGCCGATGCCGGTGACCGAGGCGTACCGCGAAGGCGGCACGAACTGGCCGCCCGCGCTGCGCGAGGGCTACGACTACACCCAAGACCTCGACACGTATCGCATGCTGGCGCACGAACTGATCGCCGACGGTTTCTTCATCGACTGCGCGCTCGGCGGCGACGGCCTCGGCAGCGGGCCCGACTACAACGACCCCGTCGGCAGAACCTACGGCCACGAATGGCTGATGGCGAATCTCGAGCGGATGATCCGCGCGCTGCAAGGCGACGGCACCGCCGCGCGCCCCGACCTCACGCCGTGGATTCTGTTTCGTCCCGGTTGGGATGCGGTGTTCTATTCGTGGGGCGGCTCGGCGCAAAAGACGGGCCTGTCGCTGCGCTGGTGGCGTCAGCTCGCGATCGAACGGGCGATCACGGTCGCGCCGCTCTCCGCGAAGGAGCTGGACGACCAGCAGCGGCGCGTTAAAAGTTTCGGTGAGCTGTTCCGCCGCGTGCTGCCGAGCGGGTACTTGGGCATCGAGCACACGCCCGGAAATATTCCGTGCGGTGAAGGCGGCGGCGACTATGCGCCTGGCGGACTGATGACGACGTACGACACGATCATGGGCGAGTACAACACGTTCCACGAGGATTCGTACTGGCAGATCGCGGGCCGGATGATCTCGCCCTACCACCGACCGGCCGACCAGCCACGCGGCGACGATCCCAATCCGCCGTTCTATCTCGGGCCGGGCAGTCCACGCGGGCCGTACTACTACATCGTGTTCGAGCCGACGAAAAACGGCGTCTACGAATGGTGCCGCGGGCGCTGCACGCGCGAAGCGATGCAACAGGAGGACGCGTACATCCGCGGGACCGGCGCGACGCTGACCGGCTACCCGGTGATCTGGTGACACGGATCGCGGCGCTCGCGCTGGCGCTTTGTCTGTCCTCAACCGCTCGAGCAGACGCGCAGGACGATCCGGCGCCCGCGCCGCCGGCCAAACCGTTCACGTACACGGACGGCCCCGTCTCGATGGTCGTCGCGATGGCCGGGACCGTCGTCGCCGCGGCCGGCTTCGGGCTGATGCTCCGCACGACGGGGCCGTGTTACTGCGAGCCGCGGACCGCCTGGGTCGTCGGCGGCGTGATCGTCGTCGCCGCCGGCGTCACGATGGTGTGGCTCGGCTTGCGCGATAAGCGCGTGACGGTGTTCCCGATCGTGACGCCGACCGCCGGCGGCGCCGTCGCCGTGATCCGGTGGGGCGGCCGGCGGTCGGACGGATCGGGACCGTGACGCGCGGCGCCGGCGCGGCGCTCGTCGCCCTGGCGCTCGCTGCCGCGGCCGCCTGCGCGAGCTTGCGGCACCTCGACGCCGGGATCGAGCAGGTCCGCGCGATCGTCCAGGCGAACGACTGCCACGACGGCGCGCCGGCGCGGATCCTCGTCGATCCGCATTGCGTGCAGGGCATTTGCGGCGTGACGTGCGCGCCGGACCGTTGGCGGTAGGGAGATGGTTGGGAGGCGCCAGGTGACCGAGATCGACGACCCCACGACGACGGAGCGCCGGCTCCTCGCGCTGGCGCACGAGGCGGCGCTCGCGCACCACTTCGCGGCGTTCGACGACTACAGCACCGACGCGCACCTGGCGCACGACCACGACTTCGGCGCGTGTCCGCATCCCGACTGTACGATCGTCCGGAACTGCGCGGCGCGCGACGCGCCCACCTGGCCCGGCCTGATGGCAGGGTTCACGCCGCCGGCCGCGCCCGATCGCACGACCACTAACAGCGGCGATGTCGGCGGCCCGTCGCTCGACACGACGCCACGCGCCGCGGGCGCTAGACTTGGCCTCGAGGAGATCCCGATGACGAACACCGACACCGCGCCGATCGCCGATGCCACGACCAACACCGCCGGCGCCGACACCACGACGATCACGCGCTGCGCGTGCGGCGTGCCGCTCGGGACCGCGCACTACTGCGCCGCGCGGGATCATAATTGGGTGAAGGCGCCCGAGCCGGCGGACGACGCCGACTAACGGGCCGGTATCTTTTTACGCCGGCGGATCCGATCGCTGCAGGAGCTCGCGCACGAGGGCCTCGAGCCGGGCCACCGTTTCCCGCAGATCCTCATGTTCCTCGCGCGCCGTCAGCGCGGTATCTGCCGCGGTGCCCAGGGCACGCCCGGCGCGGGCGTGGGCGTCGCTCGCCTCACCGAGCGCGCGGCCCGCGCGCGCGGTCGCTTCGCTCGCCTCGACTAGCGCGACCGTCGACGCCTTGATCGCGTCAAATACCGGGCGAAACAGATCGGCGCTCATCGCCCCGCCTTCTTGACCCACTCCGCGAGCAGTTTCAAGAGCACGTCCTTCGCGGTCACGCCTTGCGCCGCGGCTTTGCTCTTGACCTTCCGCCACAGCTCCTCGTCGATGTCCCGCAGGATGTACGCCGCCATATCCCGAAGTCTATAAGCAACGTTATCAAGCTGTCCAGAAATAAATGTTCGATCCGGCGCGAGGCCGCTTGACATCTAGATAATGTAGATATACTATCAGGGTGTTCGTTGTTGAAGCGGTGCCGGCGCGGTGGTTCAGACCTCGCCAGCACCTAACCCGTAACCGAGACCGATTCGGCCGCGGGCTCCCGTCAGTGTAAAGGGGAGCCACGCCGCCACGCAAAGGCAGGCCCCTCATGGCACGCACCGCACGCACGACCGGCATTCCCGCCGCCGCCTGGTTCTACTCCCAATCCTTCCACTCGACGACCGTCGTCCCGGCGTCCGCGCCGGCGCGCGCGGACCTGTTCGCGCCCGAGACGCCGGCGGACACCCAGTTTTACGCCGGCTTGCTGCTCGAGGCCTTCGACACGCGCGAGGCGCTCGAGGCCGAGCTCGAGGATCAGGCGCTCGTCGCCGACCGCGACCTCGAGCGCGAAGCCGCTTATCGGGCCGACCGCGAGGGCGACGCCTGCGGGACGGCCTGCGGCTACTGCGGGCGGTGCTCGTAATGGCCGCCGCCGCGCCGCGCCTCACCCTGACGCCGACCGAGCTCGCCGCCGTGGTGCGACTGCTCGGCCGCGGTCGCTCGCTCGCCGACTGTCTGCGCCGCATCGAATTGCAGCGCGGCCTATTCACCGAGGCCCGCGTCGACCTGGCGCCGCGCCGCACCGTCACCCGTACCCGAACGCAGGACCGTTAATCATGGCGACCAACATCAACGATTTCTTTCCCTCGACCTATCTCAAGGCCTACGACCTGAAGGGCAAGACCCCGACGGTCACAATCGATCGCGTCGAGTTTGCTCAAGTCCGCGGCGGGCGGACGGGCACGGTCGACACCAAAGCGATCGTCTTTTTTCAGAACAAGGGCAAAGGGCTCTTGCTGAACAAAACCAACGCGCGGAGCATCATCGCGATCGCCGGCACCGCGATCACCGAGGAGTGGCGCGGCGTCGCGATCACGCTCGTCGCGACCGTGGACACCTTCGGGAAAGAGAAGCACGACGTCATCCGGATTCAGGCACCCGCGCGCGCCGCGGTGTCGCCGCCGGCGCCACCGACGTCGACGACACGCCCGCGGCAGGCCGCGGCGATCTTCACGGACGCGCTCGAGATTGATCTCGCCGACGGGGAAGGGACGGCCTACTAATGGCGACCCAGGTGCGACAGGTCAACGGCCCCAACGGCCGATTCTACGAGGTCGACGGCGAACTCTATCCGTCGGTCACGCACATCCTCGGCGCCATCAACAAGCCGGCGCTCGTCCCGTGGGCGGCCAAACAGGAGCGCGCGGCCGTCAGCGCGGCCGCGGCGACGCTCTACAGCGAATTGAGCGCGGCCGGGCAGCAGTACCCCGCCTCGTGGTTCGCGACCGCGCTCGCGACGAAGCTCGGGAGCCTCAAGGCCCACGAGCGCACGCTGGCGCGCGCCGGCGACATCGGCAGCGAAGCGCACCAGGCGATCGAGTGGTTGCTCCGGACCGCGCTCGGCAGCGAGGCGGGCCCGAAACCCGTGATCAGCGCGCCGGCGCGGATCGCCGTCGAGGCGTTCAAGGCGTGGGCGCTCGAGGTGCAACTCAAACCGATCCTCATTGAACGGGTCGTGTTCTCGAAGCGGCACCGCTACGCCGGCACGCTGGACTTGCTCGCGCGCGTCAACGGCGAGCTCGTCACGATTGACTTCAAGACGGGGAAGGCGGTCTATGCCGAGGCGCATCTCCAAGCCGCGGCTTACGGCGCCGCGCTCGCCGAGATGGGCTATACGACGCCGGCGCGTGCGCTGATTGTCCGGCTGCCGAAAGTGGCCGGCGATCCGCCTGTCGAGGTGGTCCCCGTGCCCGACGCGCCAACGCTGCTGCCGGTGTTTCTCGCGACGCGCGCGCTGTGGGAATGGTCGTATTCGAACGAACAGGCATTCAAGGCGCGCAAGCCGCGCGCGGCGAAGGCCGAGCCGTTGCCGCCGCTGCCGCGGATCGTCAAGGTCGAGCCGATCGCGCGGGCGCGCTAGGTGGGAAAAGGCGGGAAAAGGCGGGAAAAGGCGGGGAACGAGGCCGCCGGCTCTGCTATACTCACCGTCCCGCCCACGGAGACGCCCCCCGATGTCCGCTCCTGCTGACCTGATCCCGCCGACGCTGGCCGAGGTGCTCGCCGCCTGCCTCGCGCTCGAGCTGATCTATGCGGGCGCGGACGCGGCCGCCGCGGCGCTCGCGCAGGCCACGGCCGACGCCCCCAGGCGACCGCCGCAGACGGCAGACGCCGCAGACTCGCGATCAGGACCAGACCGGCCCGCCTAGACGTCAGGCGCGGCCGTGGCGGGCGTCCGTTGCCGGTTGATGAACGCCTCGAGGTCGCGCGGATCGACGCGCCAGCGGCAGCCGAGACGGATGGCGGGCAACTGCCCGCCGCGGATCAGCCGGCGGACGTGTTCCTGACTCATGCTCAGGCGCCGCGCGACGTGGGCGACTTCGCGCAGCGGCAGCGGCGACGGGGCGATCGGTGGTTCGAACGACATCAGGCCCGGTGCCGGCCAGTATCGCACCGCGGCGCGCCGGCAGCGACGTCCGAATGACAACGCGCGCGCCTGAATCGCAACGAGACGCGACGAGGCGCACAGGCTCAGGTATATCCGGGCGCGTCCGGCCGCAGACTGATCGCGTTTCCCTGTGAACGCGGCCGAGCTGCTCGCACGCGACGATCCGGATCCGACGGTCCACGGGCGCCGGCGGTCGTATCAATGTGGCTGTGCCTGTCCGGCGTGCCTCGCCGCCAACGCCGCGTATAGCCGGCGCTACCGCGCCGCGCAGCGCGCCGGCCGCCCGGTGCTCGGCGCCCACGCGCCGGCCCGCGAGGCGCTCAAGGTCGTCCGCGTGCTCCTGGCGGAAGGCTACCGCCGCGCGGACATTGCGCGCGGCCTTGGGCGCCAGCCGGCGCGGCCCTGGCCGGAACTGACGATCGGCCGGCGCGGCGCCGCCGTCACCTGGCGGACCGTCTACCGGCTCAAGGTCTTGCTCCGCCGCCTCGATCGGCTCGAGGTATGACCAAGGCCACCCCGAAGCCTCGCGTCCCGCGGCTGCGGGCCCGGCGCACCTCGCCCCCGCCGGACACCCTCTCGCCGAAGCAGCTGGCGTTTGTGGCGGAATATCTCGTGGATCTGAACGCGACCCAGGCCGCGATCCGCGCCGGCTACAGCCGGACACGGGCCGACATGCAGGGGTACGAGAACCTGAGAAAACCTGAGATCGCGGCCGCCATCCAGGCCGGGCAGCGCGCGCAGCTGGCGGCCGCCGGCGTGAGCAAAGCGCGGCTGTTGCAGGAGCTCGGGCGCATCGCGCTCAGTCAGGTCGCGGACTACTTCGATCCCGTGACCAAGGACGCGAAACATCCGGCCGACCTCAGTCCCGACGCCGGCGCCGCGCTCGCCGGCTTCGAAGTCCTGATCAAGAACGCGGCGGCCGGCGATGGCGTCACCGACACAATCCACAAGTTCAAACTGTGGGACAAGGTGAAGGCGATCGAACTCTATATGAAGCATTACGGCATGTTGATCGAGAAGGTCGAGATCACCGACGCCGGCGTCGAGGCGCGGGTGGCGCGGCTCGAGGCCGCGCGGAAGCGCGTCGATCGATGAGCCCGCGGGGTCCGGTCGCCGACGTCTCGGCCGTCGACGACATCGACACGCAGATCGCCGACTTTGCCGCGAGCTGCTACGACGATCCGCTCCGCTGGGTCACGGGCGCGTATCCGTGGGGCGAACCCGGCCCGCTCGAGGGCGAGCCCGGCCCCGACGACAACCAGATCGAATTCTTGACCGCGCTCGGCGCCGACGTGCGCGCGCGCCGATTCGACGGCTCGACGCCGGTCATGCCGATCAAGATGGCGGAAACGTCCGGCCACGGCGTCGGGAAATCCGCGACCCTCGCCTGGCTCGTCGGCTGGATCCTCTCGACGCGCCCCCATTGCGATCTCACCGTCACCGCCGGCGGCTACGCGCAACTCGAGGCGCGCACCTGGCCGGCGATCCAGTTCTGGACGCAGCTCGCGCTGACCGCGCCGTGGTTCGACATCATGGAGCGCGGGATCTACGCGAAGGCCTACCCGTCGACGTGGAAAGTGCAGATGCAGTCGTGTAAGGAACAGAACGCGCAAGCGTTCGCCGGCCAGCACGCGCGGCGCTCGACGTCCGGCTATTTCTTCGACGAGGCGAGCCTCGTCCCCGACAAGGTGTGGGAGGTCGCGTACAACGGCATGACCGACGGCGAGCCAATGATGTTCGCCTTCGGGCAGATGACCCGCAACACGGGCGAATTCTATCGCGTCTGTTTCGGGAACCTCGCCGCGCGCTGGAACCATCGCCGCGTCGATTCCCGCACGTCGCGCTTTACCAACAAAGAATTTCTCGCGCAGCAGATCGCCGACTACGGGATCGACTCCGACTATTGTCGCGTCCGGATCCTCGGCTTTCCGCCGGCGGCCGATGAGCTCCAATACATCGACCGCGCGCGGATCGACCTGGCGCGCCAGCGCGTGATGGTGCCCTTGCCGGACGACCCGTTGATCGCCGGCTTCGACGTGAGCGGCGGCGGGAAAGCGTGGAACGTGATCCGCTTCCGCCGCGGCTTGTGTGGGAACCCGCTCGGCGCCGACGGCAAGCCGCTCGGCCCGATCCGGATGCCCGGCGAGAAGGATCCCGACCGCTCGGCGCGGATTGCGCTGTGCGCGGAGCTCCTGAGCGATCGCCGGCCCGAGCACCAGCTCGCGGCGCTGTTCGTCGATAGCGCGTTCGGCGCGGCGATCGTCTCGCGGCTGCACGCGCTCGGCTACGCCAACGTCCATGAGATCAACTTCGGCGGCGAGTCCCCGGACCCGCACGACTACAACCGCCGCGCGAACATGGCGCGCCGCTGTAAGGACTGGTTGTTGCTCGGCTCGCTGCCCGACGACGATCGCCTGTGCGATCAACTGGCGCTCGCCGGCTATCACCAGACCAACGGCCGCCTCGTCATCGAGAGCAAAGAGGCGATCCAGAAACGCGGCGAAGTGAGCCCCGACGATAGCGACGCGCTGTGGCTGACGTTCGCCTCGGCCGTCGCGGGGCCGACGACGCGGAAGGCGCGGCCGGCGCCGCCCCGCGCGTCCCGCTGGGGCTAGGGTGTAGGCCAAGGCCGATCCGGTGGAAAGGACACCGACGCCCATGAAACTCATCCTCCTGACGCTCGCGTTGCTGCTGTTTCTGCTCGCGGGCCTGCCGCCGATCCCGACCCCGTACGAGCCGTGGCGGTTCCGGTTGCTCGCGCTGGGCCTGGCCGCGTGGGTCGCGGCGAATTATCCCTGGCCGTAACCGCGTTGCGCACGTCCCGCCCTGACGTGGACTACGGTGAACGCCGCCGCCTGGCCGCCCTGCGGACGTGCTGCGGGGCGTCCGTGGGGCGTCTGCCGTGCGTTTCTGCCATCCGGACGGCGGACAGGGGCCGGGCTCCCGCATCGTCAGTTACGTATGCCGATCACCTGTCCGACCCTGGGGCACACGTTCGACACGCCGGCCGCGCGCATCGCGACCGTCGGGATCTGTCCGATCTGCGGCGCCTCGTATGCGGTGAACCCCGACGACACGATCCGCCGCGCGACCGCGGCGGACACGGTGCCGCTCAGCGAGGCCGATCGCGACACGTTGCGGAAGGCGCGCCCGTTCGATCGCCGCGGGCGGGCCCGCCGATGAACCCCGCCGACCAGCGCGACCGCCATACCGCCGTCACCACGATCGCGCGCCGGCAGGACGACCTCGAGACGATCCTGCAGGCGCTCGCCGCCGAGCTCGTGGCCGTGCGGCAGCGCGTCGAGGCCGAGCAGGCCGGCCGGATCGACCTGGCGCAGCGGATCCTCGCCGCGATCGAAGAACTGCACGCCGCCCGGCTCGAGGATCTCGCGCAACTGCACCAGGCGATCGACACCGCCAGCGACACCGCCGCAGCCGCCCGCGCGGCGCTCGAGGCCTACCAGGCGCGGCCCCTCGGCGCCCGCCTCGCGTCCCTGATCGGCGGCGCCTGATGGCCGACGACCCGACCGACCCCGCGGCGCGGACCGAGATGTCGGCGACATCGGAGACAGGCACGCCGGCGCCCGGCAGCGACGCCGCGATCCTGGCCGAGCTCAACGAACGCTTTACGTATGCGTGCGACCAATGGGCGCCGATCATTCTCGAGGGCGCGAAAGATGTCCGCTACGCCGCCGGCCACACCTGGGACCAGGAGGACGAAACCGAGCGCGGCGATCGGCCGATGCTCGAGCTCGACCAACTGAGTCAGTACACCAATCAGCTCGTCAACAGCTACCGCCAGAACCCCCGCGGCGCCAACGTGAGCCCCGCCGGCGGCGGCGCGACCAAGGAAACCGCCGAGTACTACAGCAACCGGATCCGCCAGATCGAACACGACAGCCACGCGCAAGAGGTGTACACCGTCGCCGGCGAGAACGCCGCGACCCGCGGCTACGGCTACGCGCGCATCGTCGCCGAGTACGCCGACGAGGACAGCGACGATCAGATCCTCAAGCTCAAGGCGATCCCCAACCCCGATCAGGTGCTCCCCGATCCCGACGGCGAGAGCACGAGCGGCGCCGACTGGCGGTACCTGTTTTTCGTGCATAGCGTGACCCGGCGCGAATTTGTCCGCGACTGGCCGACGGCCAAGGTCCACGACTTCGACGCGCAGATCCTCGCCGCGCTCCCGAAGTGGTTCGGCAAAGACGGCCGCGTGTTGATTGCCGAGTACTGGACCGTGACGGAGACGCCGCCGCCGAGCGGCCGCGGCCGCCCGCGGCGCGAAGTGGCGCAATACATCACCAACGGGCTTGAGCTGCTCGCGACGCCAGGCCGGCCGACCAAAACGATCTGGAAAGGCGACTCGATCCCGTTCGCCTCGTGCTACGGGAAGATCGTCTTTTCGACGGATGCCGCCGGCGGCGCCGTCAAAATGCTGCAGTCGTATATCCGCCTGGCGCGCGACGCCGCGAAGGCCTACAACTGGACGGCCTCGACGAAGCTCGAGGCGCTCGCGCTCCCGGTGAAGGCGGCCCTGTTCGCCTACGTCGGCCAACTCGGCCCCGAAGAGGTGCTGCTCGTCGAGCGCAGCGTGCGCGAGCCGATCGCGCTCATCCAGGCCAACCCGACGACCGAGGCGACGGGGCAGCAGATCCTCCCGCTGCCGCAGTACGGCACGCGCGCGCCGGATATTTCCGGCTACGAGATCGCCGGCGAGAGTTTCCGGCGCGACATCCAGAACGCGCTCGGCCGCTACAGCGCGACCGACACCCGCCTCGGCAACACGAAAGTGACGAGCGGCGTCGCGCTGAAAGAACTCAACCAGCACGGCGACGCCGGATCGTTCCACTTCGTCGCGCACTACGACGACATGATCCGCGAGCTCACCCAGAAGCTCGCCAAGCTCCTGCCGTACTACGACGACACGCCGAAGGAAGTCGACACCCGCACGCCCGACGGCAAAACCAAGCGCGTGCGCGTCAACACGCCGAGCCAGATCGCGCCGGATGGCTTCCCCGAGTTTGGCCCGTCGGATCTCAAGCTCGATCCGCTGCAGCGCCACACGATCACGATCGCCGCGGGCCCGGCCTTCGATAGCCAGCAGGCCGAGGGGAAAGATGCGGCCATGGTGCTGCTCAACAACCCGCAGGCCTTCCCGATCATCGCCGCCGATGCCGTGCGCCTGATGAACCTCGGCCCCATCGGCGAGGAGATGGCGAAGGATCTCGAGTATCTGCAGCCGCCGGCGATGCGCGCCGAGAAGCAGCAGCAGGCCGGCCCCAACGCCCCGCCCGATCCGAAGATGCTGCAGCAGCAAGTCGGCCAGCTCAAAGAACAGATCCAGCACGCCGAAGCGGCCATGCAGGAGCTCGAGCAGCAGGCCAAGGGCAAACAGCTCGACAACCAGAGCAAAGAGCAGATCGCGGACATGGAGACGCAACGCAACGCCGTGCTCCAAATCAAGCTGCAGACGATGAAGGACGCGACCGCGATCGCCGTCGCCAAGATAAACGCGCTCACCAAAGGCGTCATCGCCGACAACGAACAGCAGATCGAGCAGATCGCGCTCGACCACGAGGCCGCGCTCACGTTGATCGGCCAGCAGCACGAGGCCGAGCAGGCGGGGCTCGACCGCGGGCACGAGGCCGCGCTCACCATCGCGCAGAGCGGCGCCGCCGCCGAGGCCGCGCGCCAGGCGCAGCAGCACGCCGCCGGGATGGCAGCCGCCGGCGCGGGCGCCGATGCCGACGCGGCCGCGCTCGTCGCCGCGCAGGCGGCGCCCGGCGGCGTGCCCAGTGACGCCGGCACCGCGCCCACCGACGCCGCGCCGGCCTGAGCAGGCGATCGGGCGCCTCTGCTGTAGTAATCCATGCCCGACGCCGTGCCGGCGCCTGACGCCCCACCTGCCGCCTCGTCAGCGGCCCCCGACGCCCCGCAGATCGCGCCGTCTGAGGTGTCCCTCGACACCTTGAACGACTCGCAACTGCTCGAGTGGCGGATGTCCGGCACGCTCCCGAGCACACCGCCAGTTACGACGCCGACCGCGGACTCGTCACCCGCCGAGCCTGGGAGTAGCCAGGCCGCGCCAACGGGCGCGCCGTCGCAGTCTGCCGCCTCGGAACCGGCAGCAAAAGGCGCCGAAGCGCGGATCCCCGAACTGTTGCGCGAGCGCGCCGCAGAACGGAGCCGCGCCGAACGCGCCGAGCGGCGCCTTGCCGATCTCGAGCGCGCGACCTTCACCCCGCCGGCCCGCCCCGACGCCCGATCCGCGGCCTCGTCACCCGCAGCCCCGGCGACTGATGGCCGCCCCGACCCGGAGACGTTCCCGTACGGCACCAGCGATCCCGCCTACCTCGAGGCGCTCACCGACTACAAGGTTGCCAAGACCTTAGAGCACGAGCGGCGCCAGGCCGGGATTCGCGAAGAAGGGGCCCGCGTGATTTCCGGGTTTGAGAGTCGAGCCGAGGCCGCGCGCGCCAAGTACAAGGATTTCGATGCCGTCGCCATGCTGGCGCCGACCGAGATCCCGCAGGGCAGCGCGGTCGATCTCTTCGTGCTCGAGGATCCGGCAGGCGCCGATCTGCTCTATCACCTGCAGCAGCCGGCGAACCGTCCCGAACTGAAACGCATTTTGCGTCTCGCCCCGCTCGAGCAACTGAAAACGCTCGTGCGCCTCGGCGATCGGTTGACGACGGCGCCGACGGCGGCCCGTTCCACCCATGCGCCGGATCCGCCGGTCGTGCTCTCGAGCCGCGCCACGCCTGGCGATGCGGTCGATCGCGCGCTGGCGGCCGACGATACGGGCGCGTACATGGCAGAGATGAACCGCCGTGAGCTCGCCCGCCGCTTGAAAAGGTAAACCCCGATGGGCGCCCCCAACGGCTTTGATGTCAGCGACTATCTCGCCCGCGAACAACTGCGGAAGATGACGAACAAGCTCGTGATCTCCGAGTCGTTCAACACCTCGTTCAACAAGCTCTTTACGCAGGCGTACGCCGCCGGCGCGATGGGCGATACGGTCCGCGTGCCCTATCCCCGCCAGTACATCCCCGGCACGCAGAACAACCTCGGGTACGAGCCGCAGCCGATGGTCGACCGCCACACCAGCGTGACGATCGATCAGATCTCGAAAGTGCATTTCGAGTTTGACGTGATCGAGCGCGCGCTCCGGATGCAGGACTACCAGGGCGCGCTCGACGAGGACATCATCGATCCCTCGAGCACCACGATGGCGCAGGACATCGAGGACCGCTGTGCGTTCTACGCCTACCAGCACACCCCGAATATCGCCGGCGTGCTCGGCACCAACCCGACGACGTTTGACGCGGCGTTTTCCGCGCCCTACGAACGCTTCATCAACCTCGGCGGCGGATCGGGCGCGCGGCGCGCGATCATCGGCACCGGGATTCAGCGCGCCTTGACGGCCGTCGAGCTCGCGCTGCTGTTGCCCGATTCCGAATTTAACCGCGTGATGAAAGAGGGCAGCCTCGGCCGCGCGTCGACGTTCGACACGTTCGTGAGCCCGTCGCTCTATCGGCACACGGCCGGCACCTGGGCGGGCGCCGTGACCGTCGCTGTCGCGCCGACCATGCCCGTCGTGCCGGGCCCCACGCCCAACGGCGGCGCGGCCGGGATCACCTCGATCACCGTCGCGTGCACCAACGGCGACACGTTCCGCAAAGGCGACGTGTTCAACGTCTCCGCGATGAACGAGGTCAACCTGACGAGCCGGCGCCCCGGCACCGGCGGGCTCAAGCTCCGCGAGATGACGATCCTCGTGCCCGTCACCGGCGCCGGCGGCCTGGCGACGCTCGTGTTTACGCCGCCCCTCTACGGCCCCGGCTCGCCGTATCAGAACGTCGACGCGCTGCCGCTCGTGGGCGCGACGTTGACGTTGTTCCCCGGCACCGCGACGCCCAACGGCAAGAGCGGCGTGCAAAACCTCTTTCTCGGCAAAGACGCCTTCGCGCTCGTGGGCGTGAAACTCAAGGTGCCGCCGTCGGGCGGCGACATCAAGACCGCGCAGCGCCGCGACCCGACGACGGGCCTCGCCGTCGTCTACACGCAGCAATTCACCAACGACGAGATGAAGTACCGATGCCGGTTTGATTGCCCGTTCGGCATGGGTGAGCTCTGGAACGCCGTGGCAGCCGTGCGGCTGCTGGGAGCCTGACCGATGCCTATTCCTTCCTTCAGCCCGAGCGCGAACTATCCGCGCACGTCGACGCTCAACTATCCGACCGTCACGCCGACGCCCGAGGCCAACGCCGGCAACGCGACCTACACCGTCGCCGAAATTCTGAGCGGCTTGCTCAACCGCGACGCGCTGAGCGCGGCCAAGGCCGACGTACTCCCGACGGCCGCGCAGATCATCGCCGGGATCAACGGCTGCCAGGTGGGTACGTCGTTCCGGACGATTCTCCGGAACACCAGCGCGGCGGCCGGCTCGATCACGCTGACGACCAACACCGGCCTGACGCTGATCGGGACGATGGTGGTCCCGTTCCAGTCGTTCCAAGAACTGTTGTTCGTGGCGACGAACGTACTCCCCGGCCAGGAGGCCGTCTCCGTCTATAGCCTGGCGCGCGGCGCCGTCTAGCGCGCACGTTGACCCCACGCGGCGGCGGGGCGCCTCGAGGCGCCGCGCCGCCGCCGTTTCACGAACAAGGATCGCCCCATGACGGCAGCAGAACGCTCCGACACGCGCGCCGACGCGCGCAACGTCCAACAGGACACCTCGACGCCGCGGCTCGTGTATCGCGGCAAGCAGGACATCCTCGGCCTCGGCGTGCATACCGACCCCGACACCGGCGAGCTCATCGGCGAAAACAAGCCGGTCTATACGCAGGAAGAACTCGAGGCCGCGGCGGCCGACGGCTGGCGCCTGACCGCGGAAGATCCCGACGCGACCAAACCCGAGGACGAGGTGGATCCGCTCGGCGGGCCCGACGCGCCCCGCCGGCCGCACCCCGATCACGATCTCCCCGGCCGGCCCACCGGCCCGGCGCGCCCGAAAGCCAAGCGGTAAGGCGGCGCGGCCATGCCGACGCCCGTCGCGACCATCATCGGCACCGCGCTCGCCGGGCATAACGTCTACCTGCCGGGCGAGCCGGTGCCGCCGGCCGCGGCGGAAACGTGCCGCGTGCTGCTCAATCAGATCATCGACGCCTGGAACGCCGACGCCGGCGCGAGTGTGGCCGAGGTGTTTACCCCGTTCGTCACCACGCCCGGCCTGCAGCCGCACACGATCGGCCCGAGCGGCGTCTGGGTGCTCCCGGTGCGCCCCGTCGCGATTGACGGCGCCGCGCTCGGCCTGAGCGGCGGCTGGACGACGATCACCGTCCACACCGATCCCGACTGGTGGAACGGGCGATCGCCGATCAACGGCGGGCCGATCAGTGATTGCTACTACTCGGCCGATCTCCCCAACGGCAATCTGTACTTCGACGGGATCCCGCTGAGCGCGACCCCGATCCGCGTGATGACGCGGACGGTGCTCGGCCCGGTGCTGTTGACGCAGACGATCGCGCTCGCGCCGGGCGGCGAGCTCGCGCTCACCTTGACGTTGCAGGAAGCGATCGCCGAACCCTTCCACGCGACGATCTCGCCGGCGCTCGAGAAGCGCGCCGGCCAGGCGCGCGGGAAGTACTTCAAGAACAACCTCCGCATCCCGACGTTGACCGCGGCCGGCCAGGGCGCGCCCGGCCTACGCGGCTGGCGGTGGGACTACCGCACCGGATCGATCCGCTAATGGCGAACCTGATCGCGCCCGTCGCCCGTCAGCGCGTCCTGACCGATCTCGGCGTCGTCGCGCCGGGCGCCAGGTTGTTTACCTACGTCAGCGGCACGCCCAACACGCCGCTCGCGACGACCAGCGACGCCGCCGGCCTCGTGCCCAACACCAACCCGATCGTCGCCTCGGCGGGCGGGCTGTTCGGGCCGATCTACATGCCGGCGGGCCTGGCGTATCACCTCGTCTTGCAGACCACGGACGGGCTCCCGATCTGGGATCAGGATCCGGTGACGGGGCCGGGCAGCTCGCTGCTCCCGGCGAGTCTCGCGCCGGCCTTCGGCGTGCTCACCGCGGGCACGACCCCGACCGGCCCCATGCAAGTCGTCGCGCCGGGCGCGGCCGGATCGATCCTCGTCAGCGGCGGCGCGGCGGCGCTGCCGACGTGGAAAGCCAACGGCGGCGCCGGCGTGTCGGTGTTGACCGACGCGCCGACGGTCGCGCTCGATGCGAGTCTCGGGACCACGTTTTTGCTCCTGTCGGGCGGGAACCGCACGATCGGCCTGCCGACCAACCCGACGCCCGGCCAAAAGATCCTCATCCTGCATTACGCCAATGGGGCGGGCCCCTTTACGTTGACGCTCACGACCAGCAGCGCCGGCGGCTTTCGCTTCAACGCGGCGATCCCGGCGCTCACCCCGACGCCGAGCGGGCAACTCGATTACATCGGGTGTGTGTATACGGTGATCGGCGGCGGCCAAACCTGGGACGTGGTGGCGTACAGCAAGGGCTACGTCTAGCCGATGGCGACGATCAGCTACCTCCTCGCCGCGGGCGGGGGCGGCGGTGGGGCGGGCGGGGGCGCGGGCACCGGCCGCGGCGGGGGCGGCGGCGGGGCCGGGGGATGGGTGACGGGCACGTTTCCCCTCACCACCGGCGCGCTCGCCGTCACGGTGGGCGCGGGCGGGCCGGGGACGAATGTCACGACCGGCGCGGGCGGCCAGGGCGGGAATAGCGGCCTGACCGGCATCGGCACGGCGATCGGCGGCGGCGGCGGCGGCGGCGCGCAAGGCGGCGCGGTGGGCACCGGCGGCAGCGGCGGCGGCGCGGGCGATGGCGCGGGCGGGTTCGTCGCCGGCGGGGCCAGCCAGGCCGGCCAGGGGAACAACGGCGGCAACAACAGCGGCAGCGGCGGCGTCAGTGGCGGGAGTGGCGGCGGCGGCGGCGGGGCGGGCGGCGCCGGCACGAATGGCGCCGTCAGCGGCGGCACGACGCCCGGCGGCCCCGGCGTCATCTCGAGTCTCAGCGGCGCCGCCGTGACCTATGCCGTCGGCGGCCAGGGCGGCGCCGCCAATGGGGCCGCCGTCGGCAACGCCGCGGCCAACACCGGCACCGGCGGCGATGGCGCGGCGGGCAACACCGCCAGCAACACCGGCGGGACCGGCGGATCGGGGATCGTGATCTTGAGTTACTCGACCGGCGCGATCACCGCGACCGGCGGCACGATCACGACGAGCGCCGGACAGACGATCCACACGTTCACCGCGTCCGGCACGTTCACGATCACCGGCGGCGGCGGCGGGGCGGGCGGCGGCGGATCCATGTTCGAGGTGTTCTAACTGATGCCCTTGTTCACCGGCTTTTGCGGCGGCAGTAACGCCGAGGCGTCCTCGGTGATTGATGCCGAATTGACGGTCAACCTGTACCGGACGACCGTCGAAACCGAAGGCGCCGCGAAAGCCGCGTACTTGCGCGGCACGCCAGGACTGCGCCGCACGGTGACGGTGATCGCCGGCGCGTCGGCCTGCCGCGGCGTGTTCTATCAGGACGGGCGCGCCCAGGCCGTGATCGGCGCGACGCTCTACGAGCTCGGGATCGATCCCGCGAGCGGCGATGTCGTCGGCGCGTCGGTGATCGGCCCGATCCGCGATGACGGCCTCCCGGTCAGTTTCGCGACCAACGGCGACGGCGGCAACCAACTCGTGATCTGCGGCGGCGGCCAGCTCAAGCTGTTCAACCTGGCGACGAATGTCCTCAGCGCCGCGATCGCGCTGCCGCTCGTCAACCCGCCGCAGTTTGTCGGCTTCATGGACGGCTATTTCGTCCTGAGTGAACGCGGCTCGATCCGGTTTTGGTTCTCGGCGATCGAAAACGGCTTGCTGTGGGACGCGCTCGACTTCGTGAGCCGCTCGACCGCCAGCGATCGGATCATCGCGACGATGTGCGCCAATTCGCGCGTGTGGGTGTTTGGCTCCGAGACGGGCGAGGCGTACGAAGATGTCGGCGACGCGGATAACCCGTTCCAGCCGATCAAGGGCTCGCTGTTTGAAATCGGCCTCGCCGCGCCCTACTCGCTGAGCCTCGGCGTATCGACGTTGCGCTGGATCGGCCGCAGTCGCACGAGCGGCCTCGCGGTCTATCGCCTCGACGGCTACGCCGGGACGCGGATCAGCACGCACGCGATCGAGGCCGGCCTCGCGCGCGCGACGACCGTCGCCGACGCCGAAGCGTTCACCTACACCCAACAGGGCCACCAGTTCTATGCGATCACCCTGCCGTCGATCGGCGTGGCCGGTGACACGATCGTGCTCGACGAGATCGAACATGCGTGGCATCACCGCCGCGCGTGGAATCCGACCCTGAGCCAAGAGGAAGCGTGGCGCGTGCGCGGGCACGCCTTCACCGGCCGCCGGCACGTCGTCGGCACGCGCGACGCCGGGATCCTCTGTGCGCTCGACCTCGAGACGTACGACGACGACGGCGCGATCCTCCGCGCCCGCCGGCGCGCGCCCTACCTCGGCGCCGAGAACACGTATGCGTCGATCGACCGCTTCGAGCTCGGCACCGAGCCCGGCGTCGGCCTGAACAGCGGGCAAGGCAGTCTCCCCCAGGCGGAACTCTTTCTGAGTCGCGACGGCGCGAAAACGTGGGTGAGTGCGGGCCTGGCGACGCTCGGCGCGATGGGGCAGTACGGCGCGCGCGTGCTGTGGACGCAGCTCGGCCAGGCGCGGATCGATCGGCTCGTGTTCGAAGTGGTGATCACGGACCCGGTGAAGCGCCTGATCGGGCCCGGCGCGTGGATCGGCGTGACGCCGGGGCGGGCGGCCTGATGGCGATCGGCGATGTCCCGCTCACCCCGATCATTGACACGGTGACGGGCTCCGTCACGGAGATCGGGCGGATCTTTCTCCGCACGCTGAGCGCGGCCGTCGGCGCGCTCGCGCCGATCGACGCGGCCTATTGGACGAGTCGCGCGGCCGGCGTGCTCTCGGCCGAGGTGAATCTCGGCGCGCTCGCGTCCGGCTATCTCAAGATCGCGACCGCCGTCGGGATCGCGACGCCGAGCACCGTGCCGACGATCCCGCAAGCCGACGTGAGCGGGCTGCCGGCGGCGCTGGCGGGCGCCGCGCAACTCGCCGGCGGGAACAGTTTCACCGGGAATCAGACGATCGCCGGCGTCGTCACCGTGACGGGCTTCGGGGCGCACACCGTCACGGCGGGCGGCCTCGGCGGCCACAGTCTCACGATCCGCAATACCACGGCGGGCAGTAACTACGCACAGCTCGCCGTGGGGAACGATGTCACCGCGCAACTCGGATCGCTGTTCGGGTTTGCCTCGACCTATCCCGCCTCGGCCGACGCGATCCCGAGCGGCGTCACGCTGCGCGGGACGGGGAGCGGCGGCCTGACGCTCTCGACCTCCGGCGCGACCGCGCTCCGCTTCGTGACGAGCCTGGTCGAACGGATCCGGATCCTGGGCACCGGCGAGCTGTTGATCAACACGCCGACCGCGCTCGCCGGCTTCGTGCAGAAGATCGGGATCGCCTTCGATGGGGCGGCCGGCTCGGCGATCGTGTGGCAGAACGCGAACGCGGGCAACACCGGCAACCTCGCCGTGTTTCTCAACAGCGCGGGCGGCGTGGCCGGCTACATCAACCAGACGGCGGCGCTCGCCGTGAATTACAACACCACGTCCGACGCGCGCCTGAAAACCGACGCCGGCCGCGCGACCGATCTGTCGGCGCTCCGCGCGCTCGTGGTGCACGACTTCCGGTGGAAAGCCGACGGCGCGCGCGATCGCGGCGTGTTCGCCCAGGAAGCGGCGGCGCTGTTTCCGCGGGCGATCACGCCCGGCACCGACGCGACGACCGCCGCCGGCGCGCTCGTACAGCCGTGGGCCGCCGACTACAGCAAATTTGTCGCCGACTTGATCGTCGGCTGGCAACAGCACGAGACGGAGATTGCGACGCTCCGCGCCGCGATCGGCGAGCTCGTGGTTGCGCTCGCGAAAGGATCGCGCGCTGATGCCTAACACCTCCGTCCTCGGCGGCCAGAGTGAAGCCACGATCGATCAGGCCAATATCGCCATGCGCGCGTCGCCGTGGTACCAGGAACAGATGCGCGCCTGGAACCAAGATCCGGGGCATCCGACGCTGCAAGCCTGGCAGCGCGACCAACTCACCCGCGCCGCGCAGGCCAACGGGTACATCGTCGATCAGGGCCATATCGAGATGGACGACCACGGTAATTTCAATCCCATTGGTCACAAGCTCCGCAACACGATCATTGTGATCGGCCTGGCGGCGGCGACCGTCGCCACGATGGGCGCGGCGGGCGCGTTTGCCGGCGCGGCCGGCGCCGGGACGGGCGCCGCGGCCGGCACCGGGGCGACCGTGGCCGGCGTCGAGGGCGGCGCGGCGGGCCTGTCGAGCGGCGCGCTCGCCGGCCTTGGCACCGGGGCGATGGGCGCGGTGCCCGTCGCCGCCGGCGTCGGCGGCGCCGCGGCAGCCGGCGCGCCGATCCTCGAGGGCCTGGCCGCCGGCGGCGGCGGCGCCTCGACCGCGATCCCCGCCGGGGCCGGCCTGGCGGGCGTCGAAGGCGGCGCGTATGGCGTGGGTGATACGGCGCTCGCCGGCCTCGGCACCGGCGCCATGGGCCCGACCGCGCTTGTCGGGACGACCCTGCCGAGTGCCGGCGCGATCGCCGCGGCGAAGGCCGCCGGCTACACGGTCGACGGCAACGGCGTCGTCACCGACGCCGCGAACGTGCCGCCGGACTACTTCAGCACCGCGGCCGGCACCCGCAGCTATGCGGATCTGATCAAGTACGGCCTGCCGATCGCCGGCGGGATCGCCTCGTCGCTGATTCAGGCCAACGCCAGCGGCAAGGCGTCCGACGCGCAGCAGAAATACCTCGAGGACGCGCTGGCCTACGAGAAGGAAAACGATCTCTATAACCGGGGCGTCGCCGCGGACAAAGTGAAGCTCGAGGCCGGCCGCTATGCCGACTACACCGGGCGGATCGGCGGCTTTGTCGAGAACGGCCAGAGCAGCAACGATCGCATGAGCGCCTTGCTCGGCCTGCCGGCGCGCAGCGGCGCCTCGAGCGGCGGCGCCGCGAGCTACAGCAGCTACGGCACGCCGGGCCCCCAAGGCGTCACCGTGTCGCCCGAGCTCACGCAGCGCGTGATCGACAACTACAAGGCGCTCGGCCTCACGCCGACCGGCGCCGGCACCGGGCCGACGGATACGGCCTACTTCGCGAGCAAGTACGCGGAGACGGGCGGCAGCACTCCCGGCAACGATGCGTATTGGTTTGGCCCCGGCGGGCGCATCGCGAAAGAGGCGACCCAGGCCGGGCTGAAGTTCGGCACGCCGACCACGCCGCCCGCCGCGACATCCCCGACACCGTCTCAGACAGGGGCGACACCGACCGCCCCGACGCAGCAAGGCGCGCCCGTCGCCAAGAGTCTCGTGACGGTGCGCTGGCCCGACGGCAGCTCGTTACAGGTTCCCCCGGATCAAGTGGAGTCGTACCGCCGCGGCGGCGCGACGGTGCTAGGAGCGTAGATCATGGCCGCCTGGACACAAGCCGAGCTCGCCGAATCGCAGAACGCGGCGAATCAGTACTACACGTCCCACCAAGCCGCGCAAGGCTGGACGCCGGACGACGTGAACCAGCAGTACCAGTATTGGCGCAACGAGGGACACAGCCACGCGGAGGCCATGGCCCATATGACCTCGGCGCTCGGATGGGCCGCGAACCCCACGCCGGCCGCGTCTACCGTGTCGAACGACCAGATGGCCGGGTTCTATCAGAGCAACCTCGGCCGCCCCGGCACGCCCGAGGAATACGCGCCGTGGAACCGCGACTATGGCGGCGACGCGAACGCGATCCGTCAAGCGATCTACGACTCGGCCGAAGCGCAGGCGTACCGCGCCAAACAAGCCGGCGGCGGGACGACGAGCGGCGGCAGCACCGGCGGCGGCGGCACCGGCGGCGGCGGCGGCGCCATGGCGGCGCCCGGATGGAGCGCGCCCGCCGGCCCGCCGTCGTCCGGCTTCGGCGCCGCGCCGCCGACCTATCAGAGCGATCCCAACGCGCCGCAGTTTCAACCGCTGCCCGAGTACCGGGCGCCGACGTGGACCGGCGGCGATTTCGTCAACCCGAGCGAGGAGGATCTCAAGAGCTCGCCCGGCTACCAAGCGCGCCTCGACCAACTGATCAAGACCAAGACGCGCCAGGCCGCGGCGCAGGGCACCGTGTTGAGCGGCGGGACGCTCGTCGCGCTCGATCGCGCCGGCCAGGACTACGCCACCAACGAGTACCAGACGTTTCGCAACAACGCCCTCGACGCCTACAAACAGAAGTACGCGCAATTTACCGACGCGGCCGGCATGGACCTGAACGCGCGCACGATCAACGCGAACCAGAATCAGCAGACGTTCGCGAACCGGACGCAGACCTACAACACCGGGAACGCGCGCACGCTCAGCGACTACCTGACCAACGTCACCGCGCAGCGCAACGCCGAGCTCGATTACTGGAACCGGCTGAACGATGTCAACCAAACCGGCGCCAACCTCGCCGGCAGCAGCTACCGGGCGCCATGAGCTCCGTCAGCGCGATCCTGCAGCAGATGGCGGAAAACGCCGGCCGGGCGCAGCTCGCGCGCGGGCAGACGTACGGCTCGCTCGTCGCGCAGGCCTCGCAAGTGCCGGCGCAGATCATGGACGACCGCGAGCGCCAGGCCACGCTCGATTTTCAGCGCGCGCGCGAGGCGCAGCAGATGGCGCTCGCGACCCGCGCCGATCAGCGCGCGACGCTCGATCAGGCCTACCAGGATCAGCAGCGCGCCGCCAGCCTCGAGCACGATCGGATCGTGCGCGCCGGCCTCGTGGCCGCGATGGGGCCCGACGGCGATCCGAGCCAGTTCGACGCGAAAGCCGCCTTCCAAGCCGTGTCGCGCCTCGGCCGGCCCGACGCGCTCGCCGACGTGATCAAAACCCATCAGGCGATGCGGACGGCGCCGCTGTTCAAGAAGGAAGGGGAGACGGGCGTCGATCCGTATACCTACCAGCCGATCCCAGGCCTCGAGGCGACCCCGAAGATGCCCGAGATCGGGACGCCCGGCTACGGCATCGCCACGCGGATCCAAGACCTCGAGGGCACCGGCGCCCCACCGACCGCGGGCCCGCCGCCCGCGCCGGGCGCGCCGCCACCGGGCCCGGCCTCGACCTACGCCGCCCGCGCCGCGCTCTTACAGAACGGCCCGCCGCCGTCGACGGTGCCGGCCGGCGGCCCTGGCGCGCCCGCGACGACCGCGGCGCCACTCGCCGCACTCGCCCCGCCGACGACACTTGGCGCGCCCGCCGCCGCACCGCCCGCCGCCGCCCCGCCGCCGCGTCTGACGCACGCGCAGGCCGTTGCGAAGGCGTACGCCGACGCGGAAGCCGCCAAGGATCCGATCCTGGCGCTGTATACCAAACGCGCGAGCGGCGCGACCCTGACCCCCGACGAGACGGCGCAGATCGCCGGCTACGAGGCGAAGAAGAACGCCGATGATGCGCCGGTCACGATCAAGACGATCGAAAACGGCCGCATGGTCGAAAAGGTGATGACGCGCGCCGACGCGCTCAAGGCCGGCCTGTTTCCGTCACAACCGCCGGCGTCGGTGCAAGTCCAGAACATGCCGCCGCCGCCGTCGCGCCCGGCGAACAAAGCCGAGATCGCGATCGCGAATTACCAAGTGCCGCCGCCGAGCCCGCGCACGTTTGCGACGCCGGCCGGCCAGGCGATGCTCGATCGGATCCTGACCGTCAACCCTGATTACGATCAATCGCTGTACGCCGTGCGCGCGCCGACGCGGAAGGCCTACACCACCGGCACGCAGGGGCAGCAACTCGTCGCGATCGGCACCGCGATCCAGCACCTCGATCTGCTCCAACAGGCCGCCGACGCGCTCAACAACGGCACCTTGAAGCCGGGCAACGCGATCTACAACGCGCTCGCGGATACGTTCGGCGGCGCGGCGCCGACGACGTTCGACACGATTAAGGAGAAGGTCGACAAGGAACTCGACGCCGTGGCCCAGAAAGGCGCGCCGACCGTCAGCGGCTCCGCGGCGCAGAAAGCGATCGGCGGCCGATCGGGGAGTCCGGCCGCGATCAAGAGCTACATTGACAGCTCGATTCAGCTCATGGGCGGCAGCTACAACGCGCTCCGCACGCCCTATCAAGGGGCGATGGGCGCCAATGCGCCTTTTGAATTTCTCTCACCGGAGGCGAAGGCCGTCCTGAGTAAACGCGGCTTTGATCCGGACAATCCCAACGCGACCTTTAACGCGACGCCCGGCGCCGGCGCCACACCGGGCGGCCCGGCCGCGCCCGCCGGCCGCGGCGCCGGGCCTGGCGCGCCGATCACCGTCACGGATCCGAAGGGCGACGTGCACACGTTCGCCACGCAAGCACAGGCCGAGATCTTCAAGGCCGCGATCGCCAAAGCCGCGGCCGGGATCAAATAGATGCCGGCCACCGAGCAGATCGATTACGCCGCGCTCGCGGATCAGGCCCGCGCCGCGGCGCCCGCGCCCGCCGCCGCGCCCCCACCGCCGCCGCCACGCCCGGCGATGACCTTCGCCATGGTGAACGGTCAGCGCGTGCCCGTCGACGACGCCGACCCGATGGCGCCCGGCGTGATCACGATGATCGGCGCGCCGGGCGTGGTCCCGCCGCCGCCCGCGGCGCCCGCGGTCGATTACGCCAAGCTCGCCGACGCCGCGCGCCAGGCGGCCCCGCCCGACGATCCGTCGCTGTGGCAGCGCGCGAACACCTCGCCGCTCCATCCGTATTTCGAGGCGGCGCGGCAGTCGATCGTCGAGCACATGACCGCCCCGACACTCTCGGCCGATCCGGTGTCCGCGGGGATGCGCGGCGGCGCCGCCGGCATCAGTGAAGGGCTTTTGAACGTCGCCGAATCGTTCACGACGCCGACGGGCTTCGCGCTGTGGTTGACCGGGCTCGGCGCGGAGAGCGCCGCCGTCAAAGCGATTCCGGCGCTCAAGCCGTTGATCGCGCTCCCGGCCGTGCAGGCGCTCCGCGTCGCCGTGCATGGCACCGCCGGCGCCGCCTTCGCCGCGCATGGGGCCGGCCAGGCCGCCGAGGGCGCGAGCACGATCTACGACGCCGCGACGAGTGCCACGCCGCCGCCCGAGGGGCGACTCGAGAAGGCGCTCGGCGGCGCCGGGCAGATCGGGCAGGGCGCGATCGAAATGGCCGGCGGCGCGCTCGGGATGCACAGCGCGTATCAGACCGCCCAGCCCGCGATTGCCGCCTGGCAGCAGACGCGCCGCACGGCGGCCGGCGCCGCGGCGCTCGATGATTTCCGGAAGGCCGCGCCGCCGTCGGTCGCGGCGCCGTATACCACGGACGAATTGCAGCGCGGCTACTCGTTGATTCTGCGCGATCACGTCACGAACCAACCGATTACGACGATCGCCGAGGGGATCGCCGCCGCGGACAACCAGATCGGCCGACTCGAGGATGGATTCAATGCGCTGATCGCGAAGGATCCGACCCAACTGATCACCACGAAACCGCTCGCCGCGGCGCGCGCGGCGCTCAGTACCGGCGCGCGCTCGACCGACGTCGCGAAGGGGCTCGCGAACCTCGAGACGCTCGATCTCGACAAGCCCCTGACCGTCTTTCGGGCGAACGACATCCGGCAACGCCTGAACGCGGAAAACGCGGCCGAGCTCGTCAAGAGCGGATACGACGTCGCGAAGGCGCGCGAAGTGGATCCGGCCTTCGCCGCACGGGAGGCGGCCGTCGCGTCGCTCCGCGATGGCATCCATGACGTGCTCGACGCGCGCGCGCAACAGACGCCCGGCTTTACGCGCGATCTCCGCCTCGACGAGGGCGCCGTGATCGCCGTGCGCAACGCGCTGCTGCGACAGCAGTATCGCAACGACGCGCGCGTCGGCGGCACCGGGCGGACGAGTCTCAGCCGGAAGATCATCGCCGGCGCGGTCCGCGCGACCGGCGTCGGCGTCGGCGGCGCGGGCGGCGCGGCGATCGGGGGCGTGCCGGGCGCCGTCGGCGGCGGGATTGTCGGCGGCGTCATTGCCGAGCCGATCGCTCACGCCGTCGATCAACCCCCGCTGACGCGCGACGCGCTGATCGAACGGTCGTTTCAGCGCGCGTCCGCGCCCGGCACCAGCTTACAGACGACACCGGCCGGGCCGGTCGCGCCAGGCGCCACCGGCGGCGCGCCGGGCGGTTCGCCGATCGTGCCGGGGATCGTGCCGAGCGGCTCGAGCGGGCCCGGCGGCGCCTCGAGCGCGGGACCAGGCGGCGCGCCGCCGCCGCCGGCCGCGGGCTCGCGGCAACAGGTCGCCGTCAAGACGTTCCTTGCGCTCCGCGCTCGCGGCTACAGTCGCGAACAGGCGGTGCAGGCGGCGGCCAGCTACGCGCGGCAGACCGCTGCGCCCACGACGCCGCCGGTCCTCGACGCCGAGATCGTCCCTGATCCGAGCCTGCCGCCGGGCCCGCCGCCGCCGCGCGCCTTGCCGCCGGCCGAGGCGCCCGCGCCGTCGGTTCCCCTCGGACCGGGCGCACGCACCACGACACCCAACCTCGCGACGTTCACCGATGACGCGCTCCGTTATGCTGCCGAGCAGGGGATCCCGACCTACGCCGCGGCCGCCCGCGCCGAGATCGCACGCCGCGGCGGCACCCCGCCGGCTACAATCGGGCCCGATGCCGCGGCCGCCGTCGCCGATCAATCTGGTGCCGCCGCTCGAGCCGGGGACGTCGCGCCCGGTGGCGGTCCGCAACTTCCTGCGCCTGCGGGCGAGCGGGTTCTCGCGCCGGCAGAGCGTGCAGCTCGCGCTCGCGTCCGCGCGGCCGCCCGCGCCGACACCCGCGCCGCCGCCGACGCTGAAGAACAGCAAGGGCTAAGCGATCTTGTCGCGAAGGCGCAGGCCGCCGGCTATCCCGGCGATCCGGCCGCGCTGCGCGCCGAGCTCGCCGATCGGTTGCAGGGCATTAAGGATCTGCACGCCGAATTCGACGATCAGGGCACCAACGGGATCACGCTGCTCAAGGCGATCGCGGCCAATGGCGGCTTGTCCGAACCCGCCGCCGCGGCGGCCGGACATCCGGGGGAGCTGCGGTGGTTGAAAGAGATGCGCGACACGGCGCCGACGACCCGGCAGAACGCCGGCAACCTCGCGGCCCGGCGCGTGCTCGACACCGTGCGCGGCGTCAAAGGCGTGTTCCGCGACGCGACCGAGATGACGCGCGGTGGGCGCGCCGGCGGGCAGGATCTCGGCGGGATGCTCGACAAGCTCCGCGCGGACGGCCGGTTTACGCACCTCGCAAACACGAACGATCTCGCCGAGGCGATCCGCGCGGCGGCGATGGGGCGCGCGGAGAGCCGCAACGCGCTGGCGGACCTGGCGGCGACGAGCCACGATCTGATCGGCACCGCGACGATCCACCCCGAGGACGATCTCAGCTTCGATCCCGCGACGCTCGAGGCCGAGAGCCAGGCGCACGCGGCGGCACCGGCGCGCGCCAAGAAATGATCCCGTCTGAATCTGAAGGAACCCCATGACGAAACCCAAACGTGATCAGCCGACGCCCCCGATCGCCGACCCGCCGCGCCGCGATGACGACGACGCGCGCCCCACGCATCCGATCGCCGATCCGCCCGGCCGACCCGGTGCGCATCCGGAGCACCCGATCCACGAACCGCCGACGGCCGAACCCAAGGCCTGACGCCGCGCCCTGTCGGCGGATCGGCGGCGAAGCTGGGACGCGGCACCGCGGCAGTTCAGTCGTGGCTGCGTGTAGTGCGACGCCGGCGATCCGCCGCCGGTTCCGGCGGATTAGCTGGCGAGACGCACGGATCCGTCGCGACCGTCGTAGACCAGGAGCATGTCCCTGAGCACGGAGCGACCGAGGAGGGCTTGGTGCGGTTGGTTACCGGCGCGGAGTTTCACGCCCATGAACCGCCCGAATTGTACGAAACCTAACGCCGCAATCCGAATATACCCAAGGTAGACATTGAAGTTCTCCGTGCCGCCGATCCCGGATCCCTTGGCCTGATCGATGAGGGGCAGCTGCAGCGCCTTCGCGAGCTCCTCATCAATGCAACTGTCCGTCGCTCCGGTGTCGATCAACGCCTCGACCAGCTGCGCCGGCGGCTGGGCCTGCATCGACGCAATCGCCTGCTGGACGACGGCCGGATCGGAATGAAAGAAGGCCTGATTGAACCCGATCTCGACCCCCACGGTCGGGCCTTTCATGACGAGCAGATCGCGCCCCGTGATGAAGCGTGCGGGGGTGCTCCCGGGCACCTGGACCAACGCCGGGAATCCGCAGTTCGCGATCGGGCTCACCCGAGCGCCTGCTGGCGAAAGAGCACGGAGGCGGGCAGGGTGGCGCGCGGGGCGCCGACTTGGCGAATGAGATACGGCCCGCGTCCGAAGCGCGTGGCGGCTTCCTCGGCGGCTGCGTTCAGGGTATCCCAGGCGCCGATGAAGTCGTGCCCCTTGAACACGACAAACTTGCCGAGGTACACACGCTCGAGCTCAACCTGCTGCTGCTCGTAGGCGGCAATCTCCGTCGTGAGATCAGCAGCGGGCCGCGCTCACGCTCACCAGCTTCCGGAGCCGATCGCGAATTTCCAGATCAATGGGGTGCGCCGCCATCCGGAACCGATCGTAGGACGATCGTGCGCGCCGCGCGTGCCTCTTTTCCATTTGGATATTTTAT